TTGTAAGTGTGATTCTCCAAAAAATTGCATTGACTTTTTTCTCCTGAAGATTCCCGACGTTGATTTCTTTAATTCGTAACATGATTAATAAATTAAAAGGATTGGTGCTGGTGCGATGTATGTAAGTGTAGATGCGACTACCGATGTGTGAAGGCTTGTCCTTTGAGCTGTGTTGTACCCCAATGAATACCCATTTGAAAAATCTCCTCCCCTTGCGTTGCCGTTTATCAGCGTCGTAATTCCACCAATTATTGGAGTCGCTGCTGGTGTAGTAGTCCAGTTTGAAATGAATGAAATCACATAGAAACCTTCTGTTGCTGGATATGGGAAAACAAAATCTTTACTTCCCCATGAATTTGCAGTTGCTTTCCAAATGTTCCCATCATTTGCTGAAGAATCCACAAGCGTCAAAGTTCCACCGCTCATCGTGTAAAGAGCAATTCCGTTGTAGTGTTCAGCCGTGTAAGAACCTTGTGTTCGCATAAAGAATCGAACACCTTTCAATGTGTCGTTTCGGTCAAGATAGAAGGTGTAGAACCATTGGTTGCCATCGGTCATCGTGAAGTTCGCACTCATCATGTCAATACTTCCATTCATCGGAACAATTGCTTTCGTAGCACTGCCCAATCTTCTGTAAAGTTGCGTCATGCTTAACGCTGAATTCACTATCCGTGTTGAAAGCGAAGCCGTGTCTGATTTACGTAGGTATGGCGTCAGCATGGTTGACGAATCGGTGTACTTGATTCGAGCGTCGATGCGTGCTGAAAGCTTTGTCGTATCGACTATTGTGTAGACGCTCCGGTTTTTCCAAACTCCAAGCGTGTCGGAATAGACAAGCGTTTGATTGTTCAAAGGTGTTTGAACAAGCACATCGTGTATCTCATCCATTTCCACTCCGTTTTGTGGCTTGACGTATATTAAACCATTGCCTTGGTTTGCTCGCTCCACGACGCCCAAAAAGACCGCGTGGTTCGGTGCTTGTGGCTTTGATGCAGTAAACTTTCCGCTTATTGAATCCAGCCAGAGAATGTCACCCGGAGCGTAGTCGTCAAGGTCTAATTTTTCAACCTGGCCTTGTGTCGTCACCGTTCCAATTCCACCGGAAGCAATGTCACGACGAACGATTCCGATTGTTTTTGAACTTGTTGAATCGTGCTTATTGTTTGCCCTTCTGACTGATGCCCTATCTCCATTCGCGCCAAACAGAAAAACAACTTCGCCCTTCAGCAAAGTCGAACCGCTCGCGTTGTACACGGTCATGATGACGGTGGTCGGAGTGTCAATCGGACGAATGGAATCCCGAAACTGGAACACTTCTGTTCCGTTGCGATAGGCGAAGACCGAATCCGACCGACGCTTGACACTATCAATCTTCAGGTTAATGCGAGCAGAAAGAGAACTGGTGTCAGTTGAACCGCCGCCGCCGGAAACTTGCGACCACACCGCCGTCTTTGGATTGTAGGTGTAGAATCTGTTGTTGCATGAATCGAACGCAATCGCGCCCAATTTAGTGACGTTACTTTTCAAGGTAGGCACACCACACACCGTAGGAATTTGAAGTGTAGAATCGAACCGGAATCGGTTTGCTTGGTAGCCGTACTGGGGCATCAACTGATAAACTTGTCCAAAAGTGACAAGTCCAAAACTCAAAAATAGTAAGGTCAGTAGTTTTTTCATATTGGGAAATCGCAGTTTGAAAATTCTCCGTTTGTTTGAAGAAAAAATGTTAATGTCACTCCGGAAAGATAGTCTTCGAATTTCTCCGACAAAGCCGTCCATGTGATGTTGTCATCAATGCTGATGGTGCTATCCTTGCGTAAGGCAAGAATGATATCGTTCGCGATGGAATGCTGGTCAGAAATTACCTCTTGCTCGAACTCCCCTTCCACGCCTGACTTGTCCAAGAACCACATTTCAAGTTGAAAATAGAAGTCACTGCCTCGATTCAACTGACCAGTCGAAATGAAGAAGTTAGCCACCGGAAAAACTGGTTGTTCTTCATATCCGAGCCACTCGTTCGGTGTTGTGAACCTGACCGTGTTTAGCATCGGATGGCTTTCCAGCAGCGTTTGTATCTTTTTTACTACCTGATTGTAGGTCATTGAACTTTGCTTTTACTTTGTCGACGTACTCTTTTTTGTACCCTTTAGACATATTTATCGGTATTGGAAAATAAATTTCTCGCCAGCAAATGTCACATCTCCAGTAGGAAGTGTGACAACTCCACCCACAATCTGCAAGAATTCAGTATCGGCAGTCGTGCTTGTCGTGATGTTCTTGACAAGTCCGGAACGAACCGCAAGAAGAACCGTCCTACCCACCAGCACGTCAATCGTGAACGATGTTTGCCCAGCCGTTGCCGTGTAGGTCGTGTAATTCGGAGCAGAATATCCGCTGCTTGAATTTGAGTAGTTCGGATAGCGTGGTTCGCTTGAACGGTCACCCAAATAGATAGGACAAGTATATCCTTTTTCTTCAGGGAAGATGACATCGAATCCACTTCCGGTGTTGAAGTACTCGTAGAAAAGCGTGTAATTCTCTTGCAGATACTTAATCATGCGCGTCTTGTAGAATTCAGCCATTCCCTTGTATTTGTCTTCCAACATTTCCAAATCACCGCGTGAAGGTGTGTTCGATTCTTCAGCAGTCTTTTGCAGAAACCCCTTGCTGAAAAGTTGATAACCCATCACCATTGGTAGCATCGACATTGTGTACCAAATCAGCGCGTCAGTGATGTAGTCGTTTATCAGCGTTTCTTCATCCGGTGTAAGATTCGCGCCTTCTATCCCATCCTGAAGACGCTTGTAGAGACGTGAACCAAGTGCTGGTTGAATGTGGATGTCTCCAGCGACCTTAATCATTGGGAACAATTGCTTGCTATCAATGTTGTTCGACGCGCCAGTTCTTTCCTTGAAAGTCTGCTCCGTTATGAATAGAATGTTTTTGCTCATTTTTCTTTGTATAGTTTAGAAACCCAACGATGACGGCAGTATTCGCGTGGCTTGTCTGTGTCCGGATTCGTGTACCATCCACCACGACGCTCCCAAACCGAATACCCTACACGCTCCGAAATGCTTTCAATATCTGAACGCGACCACGTTTTTGTCTTTGACATACCCATCAAGACCTTGCAGAATTGACGGCTTGTTGCAGCGTCAGCATCCGAAAATCCGGGCATCCATTCGTATGTGTAGCGGATGAACGCCTTTGTCAGTTTGCTATTCTTACCACCCAACTCGCTGACTGGTTTCAGCACCTCGAAAGAAGGTGTCGAATTTATCTTGCTGGGAATAGATTTCAGGATGTTGTTTTCAATGAAGTCGTCGATTATATCCTGAACCATGTCTTGCGTCACCTTTAGCGTCCGCGCGATAACTGGTGGCGTGATGTTCTTGTCCTTCGTGATTAGGTCAAGGACGTTCGCTTGAAGTTGATTCAAATCTTCAGAAAAGCATTCGCGTTTATCGACCACTTGAAACTTGTCAGAACCGCACAAACTAAATTCGTGGAGCAGACGCTCGTCTTCGTTCATGCTAAACTTCTGAACCTCGTCATCTGTCATCGGGTCGTCATCTGTTCCCAAAAATGTATCCACGTCAGCGTCTGTGAATCCAAATCCATTCTTCAGCATCATGGACGCTTGCGCTTTTGTCAGTTTTCCGTTTCCGAAATTGCGAACGATGCGCATCACGTTCTGGTATTGACGCCCTGATAAGTTCCGGATGTTTTCGTTCGCTTGAACTGGTTGTTCAGGTAGTGCCTGACTTCCGTCAGCAGTCACGTCTGTTTTTTGCAATGGCTCGCGACCCATGATTCCACGAATCTCGTCTTGTGTCAGGTTTTGACTCATGATTGATTCGGAAAATTCAAATTTCAATGGCTCGACTGGTTGGATGGTAAATTCACCAAGTTCGCCCTTCAGATTACGAAGTTGGGTGAACATGGTGTTGAATTCTTCTTGACGTTCCTGAACGTATGTATTGTTAAAAATCTCGTAAGCGTCGCGGATTTCTGTTCGGCTTCCAAGTTGACCTTCCGTCTTTATTCCCATCAACGCCGGAGACACAATCTGATGACAAGCGAAAATCTCTTGTTGAATCAGGTTGTTGATGTTTGTGAAGTCTTCCTTCGTCAGCATGGTTGTACCCAAGTTGACGATTTCCGCGCTATTCTCACGCGAAGGGTTGAACATGATGACCACACGCTTGCCGTCCGAACCAGTAAACTTCTTCAGCAAAGACCTTTCAACCTCGCCTTGCTTTTCTTCGTGTGGCGTTCCGTTGTTTAGGTTGATAAGTGTCGAACCGACAAACCCTTGCTTCGCATTGCCCAAGATATGGCGGCTGACTTCAATGTCTGATTCGATGTAGTTCAAACCCTGAAAGTAGGAAGGCAGCGGATAAACTTCGCTTAAATTGTTGTAGGTCTTGACGTACAAAATTTGACTACCGAACTTTTCGTTGGTATTGAAAGCCGGATATTCGCGCGGCTTTTCTTTGTAGTCTGCCCAGTCGTTTTTGACGTAGTATGTTTTCAGGTCTTTAGAAACGCGAACCTTCGCGAAGTCGATGTGGTATACTTCCGCGATTTGTCCGATTCTGTTCCAAATGATTTGAAGATAATAACCGCGAAAAAGTTCGTCGTCGTTGACGCACTTCTTCAAAATGTTGTTCCAAGATTCGCCACGACTATTCGCAAGACCGCCATTCTCAAATCCTTTGCCGTAGATGTAAGTGCATTTGCTCTTCACAATAGCACCATGCTTTGGCGATTCGTTGTATAGGTCAATCAAGTATTTCGGGTAGTTGTTCAGTTCACCGAATTCAACCCAACCTTTGCCCTTCTTTTCCTCGAATCTTGGCTGGATGGCTCGGTCGAATTT